GAAAGGGCCGATAAACTGCGCAAGCTGATACTCAGCCTCAAGCCCGTCGTAGCAATCATAACGTCCATAGGTCACAGCCCCGAGCCATGCGCAGCCGGTGAGCTGTGACGAGACCAATAGCAAAATGAGCTTCCGTAGCACGTAATGTCCTTATAACCTTCTGATGCCGGGGGGGGGGGGGGTAGACGCTATCGCGAAAAGTTAGTCACCCTCTCCATGGCTTACTCACCGAGCAACGCACTGGTACTCCTCTGTGGGTGAAGTAGAGTAATACGCCGACTACCGAGGTCGATCGTAAGGACAATGAGAAATCTCAACCAGATTGGAATTGGCAAGATGCATGAAGCACGCAGGCGAGGATGCAGATCTGATGGACTTTATTGATTTCGTGGGAAATCTTTGCAGCGCATTCAGTAACTATCAAGGCTATGAAAAGCCTCGCCGCGTGTTTACCCGAAGATTCGTTGCGTTCTGCGTATTTGTGGCTGTGTTTGAGCTGATTGCGCTGAATCTTTACTACGCATAGTCGGGATTGAATTTGAAGGATTCAGCAAAGATCGCTTGGCCGGAGCGAATCCAGATCTTATTAAGAAACTACCGTGTAGTTTCGCGCGGGTACAAAAAAGCCGATCTATCTGATCGGCTTATGTGTCTGATTTTAATCAGGAATAATGGTCGGGACGGAGTGATTCGAACACTCGACCCCTAGCACCCCATGCAAGCAGATGGGGCTGTGAACCAGTAAATACGTAGCTCCAGCACGGGCGCTCGCTGCAACGATGCCTAACTGAGATTTACAGTGAGTGACTTTCCCACTCGGATTTCCCTCGACCCCTAGCATTTCCCTCCCCGGCGTCCTGCCGACCGAACACCATCCAAAACCCTACAGCTCGTCGCTTCACCCTCGCCCGCTGGAATCGCCTCGATTACTGTATATCCAAACAGTACATAGCAAGGCGCCTTTCGTGGACCCCTCCGATATCGAAAATACCGACGACTGGCTCGGCTGCCCGACACCGCTCGAAACATGCCGACACCAGCTCGCGTTCTACGAAAATGAGTTTGAAGAACTGAACCTGCAACTGCGCCAAGCAAGGGAGCGGATATTCAGGCTCGTCGAAATGCACACCGAGGTGAGCAAGGATTGCGAAACCCTTCGATCACAGCTGACCGCAGCCAAGGCTGAAGCCGCTGAGGCAAGTAGTCGGGCAAGTGAAATCGAAACTCGCAGCAATTGGGAGCTGATGGCAAAGGGCAGGCACATCAGCGAACTGACTACCCAGATACGGACTCTCAATGGAGACAGCCCGTTCAAAGATCCCTTCCCTCATCAGCGAGATACGGATCGGACGTAATCCTGGCATGCCTGAAGCGCAATCAATCCCCGGTCACCGGTGTCGGTGATGGCGATAATTCGTTGAGCATGCGCCGGGTCAAGGTTGGCTCGTAAGGCTGCATGATCCACGCCGCCGGCGCCGGCGGTGGCTGGCACGTCGCAGCCTTTGGCAACGTCGGCTGCGTCGATGAGGACTGACAACCGCACATCAGCAGTAGCAAGGCGATCGCGCAGGCGATCTTGGTCACGTTGGGCATCGCTCATTTTCCTGAAATGTGTTTGCTCACTGGCCGAGAGCCGTTGCTCCAGCGCCAGACGTTTATCCTGCTCGGCCTGTTGTGCGGAGGCGGCAGCCAGGGTCAGTTGATTGAGCGCTTCGGCGTGCAGCCGCGATTGCTCGGCCAACTGCCGGCTGTAGCGCCAGTCCTGAAACTGCCAGGCGCCGCCGAAGCCAGCGAGCACCAGGGCCAGCACGCCGATCAACCGCCAAGGCACGATCATCACGGCACATCCTTGAAGAACACGTGCCCGCCCAGCTTCAGGGTCTGCTTGGCCTTCGCCGCCCAGGCCGGAGCCTTGATGCTGGTGGCGTAGTAATGCGTCGCGCCGCCGGTAGGATCCGGCACCTTGCCGTCGATCACCTGGTCAGCAGCGATTCGGCACTGCGCCAGCTCACGAAAAGGTATCTGCTTCACGCCGATCAGGAATTGATAGTTCGAGTCGGTCTTATTCCAGCAGCTGAACTGGTACGGCTTCTGGCACACGCCGGCGTAGCCCTCCCCCCACCACGACTTTTCCTTCCCATCGAACACGCGATTGCGGATCGCCCAAGCCACGGCGATCTGGCCGGCCGTACCTTCGCCGCGAGCCTCACCCCAAAGCGTGCGGGCGAGGATGTCGCGCTCTTTCTCGGTTACAGGCATCACTTTTCTCCAGGCAAAAAAATACCCGCTCGGTGGCGGGCTGATTAGGGCGTCGAAATGAATTGTATCGAAGGCGGTATATTCAGATAATAGCAGGATACAATCATCCTAAAGCGAAACTCTAATAGGAATAACAAATGCGACAAGAACGCATTGAGTGGATAGATGCTTTAAAATTCGTCGGAATATTTTACATTTATCTAGGACATATGGGGCCGCCAGCCGGAAAAATATTCACATTCGTCTTCACCTTTCACGTTGCATTATTCTTTTTTATATCTGGCTGCTTCGCCGAGTCAGGAAAAAACAAAACAATATTGTCTTTTATCGCTGCCAAATTTAGACAGCTAATGATTCCCTATTTCATTTACTCCGCAATTTCAATTTTCGTATACATTTTATCAACACCGGACAGCTCTGAATTCACTAACCTTATTGGCTATCTTACCGATGCAGCGCTAGGGGTTAGAAACCATACCATTTACGCCCCGGCGCTTTGGTTTTTGCCGTGCATATTTATCACATCAATTATCTTCAGACTCCTACAAAGCTTAAGCCCAAAAAAATACATCATACCGCTAATAATATTAGCCTACCTTACAATTAACTTATACTCATTGAATCTTTTTCCAATGTCTCAGCCTACTCTATGGCTCAACATAGATAGCGCCCTTTACTACATAATATTCTATTGCTTGGGTTGGTTATCGATAGATAAAATAAAAACGAGTAACTGGGCAATATCCTCAACAAACCCTATAGGAATCGTTATTTTCCTTCTACTATCGGCACTATGCTCCGTGGTTTTTATAAAGGGAATTGGATACCCACTAAAAACACTAGACATCCCAATGCCGCTTATATTCCGAACTCTATTCAACATTGGCATAGTGGTGCTAATCATCATATTCCACTTCTTTATAGCTAATGCAATCTCTGGAGTCCCAATGGTTAATACCCTGGGAAAAGACACACTAACTCTATGCGGAACAGAAACAATCACCAAATCTATTTTGTCAGCTAGCGCAACAACTATAGGCCTAAGCCTAAATATTTTCAGTGGCTTCTCGGCTGTAGTCTTTACAATTGCAATGCTCAGCTTTTCCTATTACGCGGTGCTACCTATCAAAAACCACATTACAAAGAACCATGCCATGAACAAATTTGGTAGCCAAGCCAAGAGACCAAACACAAGTGTAGCTTCATAAAGTGTCAGATGGATGCTCACCCATAAATCAGACACACACAAAGGATTGCCTGCAAAAACCCGCTTTGCTTTTAAAAGCAGCAATCGAGCGTAATTAAATGTGATGGATTTTCAGGAGGGTCTAAAGGGGCGACTGTGGGGATAATCAGGATTATTTATTCCCCACGCCATCACTGCCTTACGGTAGTTGCGCCAGTCGCGAAGAACAAGCGGCGCAGTGGCCAGATCGTTCTCGTCCTCGATGTAAAGCAGGTTGTTGGCGATGAATGCCATTTCCTCTGTTCGCCACTCTGTCTCTACGGTCACATCATCGGGCGATGGATTGAGGTGTGCCTGCACTTCGCTATCCGACATCGGGACCAAGTCGGGGAGGATGTATTCATCCTGACTTCCATCGGATTCATAGGCATAAACCATCCCTTCAGCGTTTTTGAAATACTTCATCATCGCAACTCCAACCAGGCGCCAAGCGTCGCCGTACCGCTGGTGATCGAAACTGCATATGTAGTCCCGGGCGGCACAATGAAAGAAAAGTTCAGGGTATTGACCCCTGTAGCAGAGGTTGTAAGTCTGAGGATTGTCAGCGAACCCACGATGCACGAAAGAAAGCCGGCCGTGCCCTGGACTACCCACCCTGACACGGCAATCGAACGATTCGTAGAGTTCGTGTAGCCAGTGGTGAGGGCTCGGCTTGACGTGACATCAGTCCATGCCTGCCCCATGCCAAGCCCAGCATGCTGCCAAGAGCCGTCCCCTTTCAGAAACTTCTCTTTGTCGGCAATCGGTGGCGCAGGAACCAAGCCCTTCGTGCCAGCCACAGTGGTCGTTGCGCCAACCATTACCGGCACACCGGAGTTTGTACCGGTGCCGCCCTGGGCAACACTGAGAGGAGTCGTCAGATTGTTAAGCGAGGTAATGTCATTGTTCGCGCCTGACTTTGCCGCAGAGAGAGCGAGGCGAGCAGCGGCCGCGTCAGCGCTACCCGTCCCGCCTTTCGCCACAGGCAGGATGTCGTAATTGCCCGTGGTGCCGAGCGCCGCCAGCGTTTCGCCGTAGTCATTGAGGATCTCGCGAACTTTGTCAGAAAGATCCTTCTGATAACCCTGCACCGGCATGATGGAGTAGAGGCCGCCGGTTACTGTCGGGCCTTCATAATCCGGCGAGATCGACAGAGCGGTGTTGCTGGCGATATTGGTCACCTCGTACCAGCGACCGTCCGGCCCGCGAAAACCATCGCCGCCCCGGCTGTTAGCAATGAAGGCAGTGCCTGTTCCGATCACCGCGTTGGAATTTTGGGTGACAGAGACCGTTCCCGTTTTGTACCAGGGCATTGTGTATCTCCAAAAATGAAAGGGTCAGGCCAGCAATTTGGCGCAGAGGAATGGGCGGTGGCCCTGATTGGTCCACGCAGTGAAAGCGAGGCTGTACATCATGATTCGGCCGTTGGCGTAATCGACGCCGAGCGCACAACTACCGCCGCTACCGTCGTTATGACAGGCCATAGTGAAAGGGTTTATAGATACGTACTCCCCTGCTCCAAGCGCTTTGTTGATGCCCCAGATATATCGGCGACCAACGCTCAGTTGCTCCGTGCCTATATACGTCCAGTCTCCCGCCGCGAATGTCACGATGACCGCTGGCGCACCGCTGTCATAACAAAGCGAACCGTTCTGATCCCATAAGCGAAGGCCGTAAGAGGCGGTGCCCATCGATGCCCATGCCGCAACGAAATACTGACCGCTCAACGACTCGTTGACCTTTGAGGCGTTCATCGAAAACCCCGTCCAGTTGCCCGGCCCTCCGGTGAACCAGACCGAATACGGAACCTGAATTACTCCCGTCTGATCCGGTCGGATGAACACCAGCGGCGGATCTTGGCTGTTCACCGCGCGGGGAAATGTCGCCGTGGCGGTGGCCACCCCCGAATAAGATCCGCGCGTCAGCATGCAAAGTCGGGGCGCCTCCGAATCGATTTGAACGAAGGCGTTGTCATTGATGCTCTGGAATCCGAAGCTCATGTGGCAAACCTTATGGCGTAAGCCTTTGAAACGATCCGAGACTGCAATGTCGAGGCGCTTGATGATGGATTCTTCGGTCTGACGACCACCTGTCCTACCGCTGTCGTAACGAACGGGTACGAACGAATGTTGCCCGACGAGTCGTTTTCCGAAGGCTGCACGTCCTGTGCCCTCGTCGGGATGATCATGAACACGCAATTGGCAGGATTGAAGCCGGGAATGTTCAGCGTATAGCTGGGCACGGCCCCACTGAAATCGATCACGCCCTGCCAGATCACCTGATAGGTGAAGCTGTTGGTGTCCATGGCGAGCTGACCGCTCTCGTTAAAAACACGTAGGCCAAATATCGCCATTGATTACCCCAGATAGCCGAGACGAACACGCAGCACGTTGTTGGCGTCGTAGACCGATACGTTCAGTGAGTTGATCACCAAGCGCCCCTGCCCCGGAACGATGCCGTTTATTTCAAGCGTGCCGTCTTTGTTCAGGATCCAGCCCTGCTGGCCGGCGATGTAGTTGGTGGAGCTGATGTAGCTGCCGATCTTGGCGTTGGTGATCGTTCCGTCTTGGATGAACGCGGAGTTCATGAACACCTGGCCGCCCTGCACCGCAAACGGCACCGCGATCGCACCACCGGCGATGGTGTTGACGATGGCGAAGCGGTCAGCGCTCACAAGGAACTGGCTCTGGAGCCCGGCGCCGGTGTTCTCGATGCCGAGGCCGATGCCGGCTGCGACGTACTGCCCGTTCGCCGTGACCTGCATCTTCACCGACCACATCGCGCTCAGCTTGCCGGCCGTGTCCGCGTAGGCTGTTGACGTCTGCTGAATGGCCGCCGAGTTTTGCCCGACGGAAACATTCAACTGGTCGATCTTCGTCGCGGTCGCCGATTCGTTCGTGGCCACCACCTCTTCCAACTCGGTGATGTTCGCCGCGTTCTCTCCGATTTTTGCGTCGAAGGTCGTGACGCGCCTTGCCATTGCCTCGTTTTCCGAGGCTCGAACCTTCGATTCGGAAGCGATTGCGGCGGTACTGGTGTGGCTTTTGATTGCGTCCGCAAGATCGCCAGCGCCGTCATCGTCTCGATAAGAGGCGCGAAGGGCTTCGAAGGCCGTGGCTTGAGCCGTGACCTCTCCGTCGAGTTCGATGATCTCGGCGGTGTTGGTCGCCACCTGCTGCGCAAGCCCGTTTGCACTTTCAACGGTCTGCCCAACGTCGAGCCAGTAAAGTGGATTCGGCGGCGGCATGTTGAGCGGTACCGGGCCGGTCGCCTGGTAGATCCGCTTGCCCTGCACCACCAGGTCGTACTCTTCGTAGGTGACTTCAGGGTCGTAACCTTTCAGGCCGTCAAGCGCATCGATCTGATCCTGCAATCCTGGGATCTTGTCGATCTCATCGACGATATCCTGGGCGAGTTCGGTTCGACCGATTTTTCCAGCCAAGGCAGCGAGATAAGCGGAAACATCATTTGACGTCTGCGCCGGAACGTAGAGGAACGAGCTTTTCCCGTATGCATTGGAGGAGCGGACGAAATAGTAGTAGTTCGTCCAGAACCCCAGCCCGGTGTGCGTGAAAGACAGTCCTTGCCCTAAGTACTCGGCGTCATCCGAGGTTGCGGTCGGCGAGGTGCTGAAGAAGTACTCGTACGTGCCGCCATTCAGCCCGTTCTGCGAGTTGCTGGGGATCAGGACGATGCTGTCGATCGAGGACTGCACCACGCAGCTTTCCGGGATTGGCGGGCCGTTGATGCTGACAGTGATCGTCACCTCTCCCGATCGCGCCATAGGGCCGGCGGCCGCCACACTCATGGTGTAGTTGCCAGACGGCAAACCGTTGATGGCGCACTCAGTTGAGGTCGCAGGCACGTTGTGCGACTGAATCGCAGCCGTGCCCTGACGGACAATGACGATGTACTCCTTGACCACTCCTGTAGGAGGAGTCCACGACAGAACACCCTGCGTCACCTCGGCCGTGGTGTCTTGCGTCCAAGTGAGATTGGTTGGGGTGCCCAGACCGCCCGAAGGCAAGTTGATGAAGCCAATCGGGTTGTATGGCTGGCCAACTGCGTCATCGAAGATAGCAGGCTCATATTGCTTGACCTGGACCGTGCACCCCTCGCGATCGCCCATCGACCAGTCGGAGACGATGAACTCGCCAAGGATGTTCAGCGACGGGAGATTCACCCGCACCACGCGGCCCGGACGGCAGTTGTAGCCAGCGAAGTTCATCGGAATGCTGATTGCACCACCGGCACGGCGCCGGCGCAACTCCATGTTCGCCAGGCGCTGCGCTTGGTAGGGGTCGGTGACATACGAATAGGTCAGCGTCTCTGCTGCCTCGCCATCATCCTCAACAATCCATTCAGCGACGCTGACTTCCGGATAATCCGTCTCGGTCCACGACTGTTCCGGATCAATGAAGGTGCCGCGTACTGTGTTGATCGCAGTGTCATTGGTGGGTTCAGTGCTGCCAGTGACAGTGCCGATCACCATATCCTCGGTGATCTCGAAGTCGTACGGGCCGTAATAGGCGCCAGCCTGGAACATCCAGCGGCCACCAACACGAATCAGATGCCCACCAGATGCCGCCTCTAACTTCTGGAGAACGCCGGTGCGCTGCTCATCGGCGCCAATCATACAGCCTGTGCGGTACCGCTGGCTCGTCGAGCCGTCGGCATTGGTTACGCCTTCATCGCAGACGTTGGCAGCGCTGGCGAAGGTCTCGAAGACGATCTCATCGTCCGGCACGTTGCAGCGGTTGCGCAAGAACCAGAGCAGATGGAGAGCGGTGTTTGCGCTGTAAACAGAAGCCCCGGAGCGCGGATCGTAGATATCATTCCGGCCGCGAACCACAAAGCGTGTGTCAGGGATGCCCGATGGAAACTTCTCTGCGCTGTAACGGAGGGAAACCCGCACATAGGACAGGCCGCGACCGATCTGCGAGTCTTTCCAGTCAGGGCAGTTGGCCTTCAGGAACGCGTTGACCTGAGTCGGATTGACGACCAGCTCGTAGTTGGCCAGCGCACCGAACGCGCCGATCTCTTCTTCACCCAGGTAAATGTTTTCGAGCGCATCAATTGCACCTTCGCAAAGCACATACACCAGGTGCAGCCATTCTCCCTCGCCCTGCGCGCCGGACTGTTCTTGCGCCCACACCAGCACGCCGCCGGTGGATACACGGCCGAGGATGAAGCGAACCGGCGCCTTTGAGGAGCGCACGGTCTGAGCGGACGGCTCGTTATCGCGCAGCGGCGACTTGGTGTTGAGCTTTTCCTGTTGCTCGGCCGCGTAAAAGGCAAGCGCCGCGCCAGCCACGGCACCCCATGGGCCGCCCTGGGCAAAACCGACCACTGCGCCAATGACGACCGAAGCAAGCTTTTTAACGCCGCCGCTCATTCAATTCTCCACGCGGCCAATGGCACGCACTCAACGCGGGCCGCGCCGTCATCGGTCGCAGCCCAGTAATCTCCTGCCCAGAAAACAGCCATGCTTCGGCCGCCGGGCGCGTCGTACAGCACGACGTCACCGCGCTGAATGAACGGCAGCGGCACTCGGGCGAAGTGGGTATCCCAAGCGGCCTCAAGGCTGCCGTGCTGCTTCTTCAGCTGCCGTTTGGCACCGGTTTCCGTCGTGTACTTGCCCCGATAGTTCTCCGCCGGATCGACACCACACACCGAAGCCGTGCAGTCGGCGGCGAACAGGCAGCAGTCAAATTCGCCCCATGAAAAAGGCCGCTCTTGGGCGGCCTTGATCGTTTCGTTCAGACGGGTTGTCCAGTCTCGGTAGCGCATGGCTAGCTTCCATAGGTGAATGTCGGTGCGTCCTTCTTCGAACCCCAGTAAATGGGCCACTCGGACATTTGGGCGATGGCGTAGAAGAACCGGTCTCCGTTGTGGCGAGCGCGGTGGTTTTCGTCGGTGAAACGCTCGGTGCCGGTACGGCTCCACTCGGCCATGCGATCGATAACCGGGACAGTGATGCTGTTGCCGTCCTCTCCATTGCCGGCGAAAGAGAACTTCGCCGCGTCCATCCGGCCAGAAAAAAGGATGTCCGCCGCGTAGTTACCGGCCTCGTCGAACACCACGAATATGACTTTTGCCATTCGCCCTCGGCAGCCCCGGATGTTCGTCTCGGAAAGGATGTAGGCATCCAAACCACTGAGTGTCAGCTCGACCGACATGGGTGATCCAGAGTTGTCGCTTTCCTGCGATTGGCTCACCTGGCCGAAGTTACCCACGCCCAGGTAGGTGACGCCATCGACCACCAAGTCCCCGGTGCCGGTATGCGCGAAGACCATCCCGTCGACGAAGTCGAGCTGCACGGCGTACACCGGCATGAAGCGACCGGTTGCGATGATGTTCACCACGTTCTGGCTGAACGGAAATGCTGAGGGCATCAGAACGCCTCCCTGAATTGATAGCTGCCGTTTGCGATCACTGGCTTTACGGACATAGCCCAGGTGTCGGTGGTCATCCGCATTTCTGAGTACGGGTTGAGGTACTCGACAGCGGTGCCGGCGGTGATCGTCTTGCGGATGCGCTTGTTGAGCGACACCGTCACCCTGCCCTGCGCGTTAGCCGATGCCGCATCGGTTACTTCGAACATCTCGCCCGCGATGGTGATGTAGTCGCCAGATGAGAACACAGCGGCATTCGCCGGCGCGCCGCCGATGACCATCGACCGCGCCTGCGCGTTGCCGGTGACCACTGAGAGCGCGCCGACGCTATTGGTGCGCCGGCGGGTGAAGGCCGGCAGGTTGAAGGTGCCCATCATGCCGTCAAGCCTCCCGAGGAAAGAGGACAGCTGTCGCTCCTCCTCTCGGGTCAGCAATCCGAAGGTCAAGGTGCACTGCCAGTAAGCGCCCGGGTATCCGACGATCTGCTGGGCGTTCGAGAGCGTCGAGGTGAACGCCCTGCTGTTGTTGACGATGCCCCACGTCATTTCTGACGGGCGCAGCGAAGCCGGCCACGTGAGAGCCATGCGGTACTCCTTAAATTGCTTAGCGCCGCGCGATCATCTGGCGGATGGTTCCGTTCATTTTCAGGTCGCGCACAACCAGCTCGTAGCCGCCCTTGGCACCTTGCATTGCTGCTTCACGCACCATGTTGACGGTGGCGTCATCTGGTGTGCCTTGAAAGCTGAAGCTTTGCTGGATGACGGGAGCGGCAGACGACCCCGATGAGATCGGAACGACATTGGAAGTAGATCCCGCAGCGGTTGCGCCGACGTATCCGCCATCTGCATACCCCTTGGTATTCGCATTCATGCGCTCGAGGAATTCACGGGCGCCTGGCTGGCTAACCGCCTCCTTGCGGACTACGAACTCACCGCCGTGCACCACGCCCTTCGGCTCGAACTTGCCGCCGTCGCCGGTATAACCGCCGTCAGAGAAACCGAACTTCGAGCTGTAGCCCGCGGCAGAAGCGCCGAGACTGGATGAGGTTGCGCCCGCCGAACCCGCAGCGAGTCCATTCGCACCAGCAGCACCACCCGCAGTCAGCCCGCTGAAGATCGTGCCGAAGATGCCCACCGCCGCCTGCCGCACCTGGATGCGGATTAGATCGGCGATGATGCCGTCGGCCAGATCTTTGAACGACAACTTCCCGGTCTTCACAAACTGGATGATGCCGTCTTCCATGTTGCTGAAGGCGTTGGTGAAGAGATTGCGAGTCTGTCCGGCGACATCGCGCGCCTGCTCCGAGTAGGTCTGAAACGCCGACGAAGCACCGAGCGCCCAGTCCGATTGGGCGTTGTCCACGTCCGTGTAGTACTGCTGCTGCATGGCGAGACGCGTTTGCAGCGCTGAGCGGAGGGCTTCGGTTTGCTGGTTGTACAGCTCAGTGCTGCCTGAGGACTTATCGCCTTTGTTGTAGTCATAGGTCAGCCGATCCATCTGCGACTGATACGACTGCTGGATTTGCTGCTGCTCCTGCAACCGCTGAAGAGCCTTATCCCCCAAACCTGCGCCGGCCAACTTATCGTTCAACCCGCTTTGCGCAAGCTGGAGCTGTGAATTCAGATTCTCCTGGAATGCCAGCAGTTTCTGCGTCTGGTCAGCCGAGATCTTTTTGAGCTCGTTCTCTTTCTCCAGACCCGCGTTGCGCTTGAGTTGAGCTGTGATCAACTGCTGATTTGCTAAAAGCGACTGCTGATCCGCGGTCAGCGTTTTCTTTCCTTTGATGTCAGCGAGTTCCTGCTCCCACTTGATAAGCGCTTGCTGCGCAACGCCGAGCTTTTGAACCCCATCCCCTTGCGCCCCGATCAGAGAATTCTGCTGAAGTAATACAGCGTATTGCTGCTTGGCCTGATCGAGCGCTTTTATGCCGGCGTTTTCGGTGTAGGCCTTTTCCTTCGGCAGGCTCTTATCGAACTTTGCCTGGATGTCACGATCGCCCCCTGTTATCCATGTGGGGGAGGATACCAAATACACGCCCGTGCTTTTGGAGCTTGGATAGGCGTCGAGATAGCCCATAAGTCGCCGGCTGTCGGAGAAATGCAATACTACACCGCAGTTGGCCATAGCTTTGTGGATGTGAACAGCGTCATCTTGGGACGCTCGAGTCGTCAGCTTAAACGTGCGCGCAATGCTGAAGGCCGTATCGTTATTGCAGAGATAAGCAAGAATTAACCCTATCGTGGTTGCAACGGCTAGTGCCCACAGGTCCGCCGACGTGTTATCCCAGGCAGCCAGGGTCTGGAAGAACGACTCTTGGAGGAAGTCGCCAGTGAAACCATCAGGCGACAGCAGGATGGCGCCACGGCTGGCAGCGTTGAACGCGACCAGCATCTGATCCAGCGTCTCGATGGTCGCCGGCATTACGTATTCGTTGAAGACCTGCATTTGCGACAGGGACATGAGTGATTTTCCTTATTTCTGAGGGAGGTCTGGGAACCGGCTCGCGATTGCGGCCTGTCGTTCCTCTTTGGTGCCGCCGATGTTTCCTTTTGCGGCCCCGCCGCCTTTCCCAGCACCGCCGGCCCCGCCGCCCGATGCCTTGCTGCCAGCGATCAGCGGACCAAAGGCCGGATCGTTGGTGAATTCTGCTTTCAGCTCGTCCAGCGTTGCCGCCGAGAGCTTGCCGGCAGCGTCCAGCACGACGACGGTTGGTTTGCCGTCGCGCTGCTCAACGCTGAGCCGGCGTTCGATGTGGGGAAGCAATGCCTTGGAGCTACCCGGAATGGCCAGAGTGGTCGCGATCTCGGTAGCAGTACGGCCCACGGTCAGATCCCGGATCTGGCCTTGCAGTGTGCTATTCGTGTTTTCGAGCTGGCCGGTCAGTTCAGCTTCGCGGCGTGCGTACTTCTCAGACCAGGACTTTTCGAGCTCTTCGACGTTGCCGGACTTGCGTAGCGCCTCTTCACGATCCAGGCGTGCCTGGTCCTCGGCGGCTTTACGTTTTTCGGCCTCTGCCTTCTTTTCGTCCAGCAGCTCTTGGACTTTGGATTTCAGGCCGGAAACATCTTCCGGCTGTGGCAGCCCTTCGATGCCAAGGACGAACTTGCCGTCTTTCTCGACGTACAGAGCCTGGATGGATTCGTCGACGCCTTCGAGGCTGTCCAGTTGGAATTTCAAGGTCATTGCTGTCTCCCAGAGACGTAGTGCAGGCCCTGCCTGCGGGCAAAAAAAAGCCCCAGCAAATGCTAGGGCTCGGGGATCCGTATAGATGTCAGTAAGGAGGGACCGAAGTAACTCCCTGCTGGTTTTTAGGTGATGTGTAAATTATGTCTGCTCCGTCGATCTGCATTCGACCGGCGTAGTCAACTAGGCAACCTTGGATTCTCTCGTACTCAGTATCAGTTACCTGATAAACCATTCCCCCAGCGCAATTGATGTAATTGCTCTTCAGTTGATCGTCGTCCTTATTGTGAAGGTCAATCCCTTCAACTGGTGCAGGGAAATCGAGATCGGATAGGGGGATACTGAGCTTTTCATTGGGCATATTGACCTCCTGGTCTTTAACGTCCTATGACTATAACCCAGCCCGCTCGAATGCCAGCGGCTCCAAATCTTTCAACTCCCTGAGGGTCAGCGTCTTGCCGTTGTCGTCAATGAACTTGTCCAGGGTCAGCTCACCCTTGCTGAAAAGCGCGTACCGGTTCGGACCAAGAATGTCGCGCTGAAACGCCGCCGGCTGTCGTGCCAGCCATTCCTGATAGCTCGTCTTGCTCGACACTAGGGTCACCCCGTCAGGGCCGATTGAGGGCCGCGTCGAGCCTTTGATCTCGCGTGCAAACTCGTCCTTCAGCACCGGAATCAGAGTGGTGCGGCAGCCCCAGTGATACGGCGGCTTTGCCCCGTCCAGAGGGATCACAGTCTGGTCCACGCTCATGCAGAACAGTGTGGTCTTCGAGTCCAAGGTCGCCACCCTACGCATCCCCGCGAGGATGTCGTCGTTCACCTTTAGCGTCTCCACTCGCGCCGTGCTGGCGATGTGGTTGGTCATGGTGCGAACCAGTGCTCCGGCCTGATCTTGCTGCAGCTGGTGAATGCTGGTCAGGCGCCGACTGATCTGCTGGCTAGTCTCGCCCAAGCTCGAACCGATCTGAATCTCGCCGATGATCTCGGCGGCCTTCTTGGTTCCGAACTGGTCGAGTGCGCCGCTGATGCTGATGCGCTGAATGCCCTTGCGCGCTTCGAGTTGCAGCGGATCAGCCAGTGCCGCGGCAGAGATCATCTCGGCCGATGGCACATTGAGCTGAACCACCGCCCGCACCACCTTGCCCAGCATCGTCGCGTTGAACTGGGCCTCGTAGGTGGCGAACTCGCCGAGATCAAGCTGGGCGCGCCCTTTGAAGTCGTCGTAGATGCCCCGCAAGTCGCCCTGAAGCGTTTCGATCTGAGAGTTGTACCGGCGTGTACCGTAAGCGCTTAGGCCGTCCGACACGCGCTGCTTGGCGGTCTTGATTGCTTTGCTGATGAACGACGCCACGCGCTTCAGGTTTCCGCCTGCATACCGCTGAACGTAAATCTGGTGACGCGTGGCGGCGTCCTCAAGAAAGCCTTCATTACTCATCGTTCCCGCCTACCGGTGGCGCGCTGGCCAATTCTTCGTCGATCTTCTCGTCTGTGCGATCAGCTTCAAGCACACCGCCCTGACGCAGGTTCACCCGGACATCCGACTTCGCAATGAAGCCCTGCTGCCACAGTTGCACCTGGGCGAGGATGTCTTGCGCGGTCATTGTCTCGTCAAAGAACGACTGGTTGAGCCAGAACACCGTGCCCTTCTCGTCTGGCGCATCCATCATGAAGCGCTCGGCGTCGAGGATGGCTCGCTTCAGGGCCTCGGATACGTTGCCGGCGATCGTGCCCAGCACACTGTTGTCCGAGCTGTACCGGATTCGAACAGCCTCTGCAGTCTCGGCGCCGCTGCCCTTCTGGACGACACGGGCGCCGATCATCAGCATCTGCTCTTCCTTGTCCTTCATCAGGGTGCGGGCGAGTTGGGTTTCAGTGGCCTGCAACATGACCGCAGACCCGGACTTGCCAAGGTTGTGCCCGCGACGAGAGCCGATGTGCATCCCGTTCGGATTGAGTCTCGCGAACTCGTCGGCGTCGATACTTGTGGTGATGAACAGCGTCGGCTGACTACTGATAAAACCGCTCTCCTCCACCGTGGCGCTATTGCCGTAGTGCAGGATGTTGACGTCGGCTAGGTCTTCCAGAGGCGACTTGTCGATACTGGCGTCGTTGTTCTGGGCGCCGTAGAAGCTGAACGGGATGTGATCGAATGGCTGACCAGATTTGTCGGTAGGCTGCGTCTCCTCGACGCTTTCTTGGCCTTCCTTGTAGACGCGCTGTATGTATTTCCCATCGACCAGCAACAGGACTCGGTCCTGCGTATACGTCTCGCGGGACAGATCGGTAGCGTTGAACTCAGACACGCATTCCCGCAGGTTCACGTACACCAGGCGCTTTACGCCGTCGATCACCTGCTCATCCCAGTCGATGATCGATAGAGCGTCGTAGTGATGGATCAGGGCGCGCTTGGTGGCAAGGTCAGCCATCGAGCTGACGCCGCTTTCAGTGGCCACGGTCGGGAAGTCGACCAGAAAGCCGCCTCGCCCACTGTCCAGGCACTCGCCAACCGACTCCTTCGACAACTGCTCAAGGCTGGTGCCGTCGCCGCTGGCGTTCTCATTTAGATAATCAACCGCGGTCGGCAGGGATAGTTCGGCAGTCTTGCGAAACACCGCCCCCATCAAGCCCGTGCGAGTGCGCCCGGTGATGTTGAGGAACATCGCCCGCTTCTTGTACTGCTTGTACCGAGCCAGATTCTCCGGTGATTTGTTTTCCGGATCTGGCATCGGCAGGTATTCGTCGTGCTTGCGCACCTCTCGCGCACCGGCTACGCAGCGTTTCACCAACTGCCAGCCAGGCAGGGCTTGTGCGTACTCTGCCCGGGGAGTGCTGAAATTCGCCATGGATGGCCTCAGAAGCTGAATGTGACAGGAATGTGAGTGACGGGCCTGATGATTGGGTAGTCGTGGTGAATGAAGTAGCCGCCTGCGTCGTTCGCGTGGTCGACGCCTGACTTCTTGTCTGGCTCGCCATTCGGCGCCCATACCTGTTGTTCCAGGCCGTCCGCATATGTTGGGCAGCGCAGCGGGTTGACCAGGTACCGACGTTCACCATTGGCGTTGCAGAACATCGCGTTCATGGCGTTGATGCGGTCTTTCACCGGCGGGTTTGCATCTGGCGCGATGACGCTGAATCCCGCTTGGCGCAGGATGGCAATGTCCGTTTCGCTGGCATTCACCGACTTGCGAGATCCACCCGAAGCGTCCGGATAGATACGGATCTCGCAGGTTTTCTCGTAGTCCTTGCCGTTGTAGCGCCAGTAGCGCTCCTTGATACGGCGAATCATGTCGGGCGTGTCGAAGCCATCGATCAGCTCGTCGACCGCCCGAGGCTTGTCGTCGGCGCGCTTGACGTGCGTGATCGCCGCCATCTTGCCGACGTTGAAGTCCATGCCGATGAACAGCGGCTCGCCTGACTCAACAGCATCGAAGCAGCTATTCAGCTTCCGGTCGTACGCGTGGTAGATCGAACCGGCATTCAGGTTGACGAACTGGCCGTTGAGGTATGCCAGGATCAGCTGCGGCGGGTAAGACTCCATCAAGGACGGGATGTAATCGGGCGGCAGGTTCAACTCGTTGTCGAACGTGCTGGCTTGCACCAGGCCGTACATGCCCTGGAGCGAAGGCTTCTCGCGCAGCTGTTTCACGAACTGCTGGTAGACGAACTTGAAGCCTTCCGGCGTCGTGGTCACGTCCACGCCGTTTTTAAGCCCGGGCAGGTTGTAACGCATCCGGGCAATGATCTTGCGCCAGGCTTGCTGAGCCTTGATCGACGTCAGCACGTCCAGCTCATCCACCAGAGCGTGACCGATCTTGAAGCCGACGATTGTTTGCGGCTTCTCCATCGATCGGCAAATCACAGTGCCGCGATATTGCCGGCCACTGTAAATGTGAACCTCATGGTTCGCCTGGTTGATCTTGGTCTTTAGCCCCCAGTCATAGGCCACCTCCTCCATCGTGGGATAGAAGATGTCGCGGATCTGCGGATAGGTCGGCGCGAAGTACCCAGCGTTGACGCCGGGCCACTCCATGAAATGCTTGCTGAGCGCTGAGCATCCGACCCAGGTTTTCCCGGAGCCGAATCCAGCAACGAATGCGCGAAACTTGTGGGGCAACAGGAGGAACTGCGATTGCGGAACGTTAAGGCTCGGCATTCGGCTTCCTCGCGTCCACTACGTCAACCTGGATGCGCGTCGGGATTGCCGGCTCATCGTCAGGCTCGTCCTTCCGGTTGCGGTTGACGTAGACGTCGCCGACTTCCTTCGCAGCCTGCTCGAGGATCTGCATGGCCAAGCCAATATTCTTCATCGTCTCGGCCCGCTCAACGAACCGGTTCATGGCGCGAAGGCGGAACGCTCGGTTCGCGATCGGGATTTCGGCCGTCTCTTCGCGGAAGCGCTTGCGGGTATCTTCAAACACCGCTTTCCACCTCACGCCAAGGTCACGGCCAGCGTGTTTCGTTGGGTCGTACTGCTCGCACTGCTGGCGAGACACCTCGACGCCGAATGTTTCCTTGACCGCCTGCACTACCTGAGTCGGCGTATCAAAGCAGGCCAACGCCTGCACAATGAAGCGCTTCACCTCATCTTTCAGGGCTGCCATATGTGTTTATTCCGTCAAGGTCCTGTCAAGGATCAGGCCGACTTGAGCAGACAGGTTCCGCAGGCCCTCGCAATGTTCATTTTTCCTACCTCAGCAGGCTTGTTTGCAGCGTCCATCAACTCTTGAACCGCCGGGCTTGCACCGTAGCGGCGGACAACACCGACGAACTCTTCAACGTCGTGTCCGCGCATCTCAAGCTTGGGTAGACCTTCTTGAGTGAAGGCTGGCTGCCCGTACTTATCGGTCGCTTGGGCTATGTGATACAGCTCATGTTCGACCAGGGCGCAGAAGTCAGCATCGGAACAGTCGGCGCAGTAGTCGGCAGCCAGGGTGATGATGAAAGCCGGCACGTCGCCGAACCAATCACGCATCTGCTGCTCCATCCGGGCCTTCTGCCAACCGCCGGCGCGGAACGCTACCTGTTCGGCCTGGCCCACCACCGTCCGCCCCTTCTTCGTGAAGGCAGCAGACGCCCAGATCACACGAATGTCCGCATCGATCAGATGGGCGTGCTCTTCGTTGTGGATGCTCCCGGTGTCGGCGAGGATCTCGGCTTGAAGCCAATCCCACACATCGGGCGCCGGGACCAGGCGGATACCGAAGTCAGACAGTTCTGACAGCTCAAGCAGTGACGCTGGAGGGTGCGGTCTGCCCATCGTGATAAGTCCCGTTCGAGCTCGCGCAAGAGGAGCGAAGAAAGTGCACCCACATTGGGTGGCACGAGAAATCCGCATGTGAATAATGGGTAGGGCAAACAATAACCGAGAGACATCAAATGCCCCCAATTGCCGACACAATTATCTACATGCTGGCCTTTTTGGCCGGACCTCCTGCGATGCACTGGTTCGCCATCTGGTACTCAAAAAGCTTCCGCTGGCTCACTTCTTCCATTGTCATCCAAGCAGTGTTCTTCGCTAATTGGCTTGCCCAGCATCCCAACGGATAGTAAGGCAGCACCAATGCCGCATTTTCATCACAAAAAACATATGTGATTAACATAATCACATATGGTCAAATTAATCATATGTGATGTATAGTGGTCATCTCGACACGGCATACAGCTTTATGCAAGCGCCTGTCACTACCGCAGCAAAGCCATGAGGAATACAAAATGTACGACTACCCCATCGTCGTTCACAAGGAAGTGGGGAAATACTGGTCTTCATGCCCAGATATTCCTGAGGCTCGTAGCGATTTCGAAGATAAGAACCAAGCGGCAGAAGCATCTGTGTCTGGCATAGTTCTCGCGTTGGCTATCTACGTTGATCAGTACCGTCAAATTCCTGAGGCATCCATCCCGGCCGAAGGTCAACCTGTCGTAAAGCTGCCTATCCAAGTAGTCGCCAAAATTGCCCTTTGGAATGCTATACAGGCGAGCGGTATTCGTGTCGCGGGGCTGGCGCGCATGCTTGAACTGTCCCATACAGTGGCTTCGCGTCTCGTCGATTTTGAGCATAATTCCAAAATCGAACAACTTGAAGCAGCGTTCAAGACGCTTCGTACAGACATCAAGAAGATAACCCGCTCTCGCTCTTGGATCGTTCTCCCACACGGTGGGCCGGAAGCAGGTTTCTACGTTGAGCGCTTGATCGATGAACTCAAGCTTCGCAAGACTGATCTTATCGTGATCGGGGCGGTAGCATCGGCCATCGATAAAGTGAAGCCCTACTCCCTGGATTACTGGCTGCGCAGCCGCTATGCGCGCACGCCCAATACTAAACAGGCGACTGCCGAGGTAACTAATCAGTTGCTTAGCACTGGTCTTTTTGACCGCATGGATGCCGTGGATCCGATTACTGGCCACAAGGTGGAAGCAATGTACCTTGTGCATCCTTCCCACTAATTATTGTCATGAAAGCCGGCCGCAGCTTATTCAGCTTTGCGGCTCGGCAACTTGAAGTCAGTCACCCGATCCGCGATGTTGCGGATCTTCTCCACGCCCAGGAAACCAACCCAGCCGCCGGCGAAGGTTGCCATACTCTGAGGCAGGCCGAAGAAGTCCAGGCCGCTGATGATGGTCAGTGTGAGGCCGCCGCAAATGGCGCCCTCCACCAGCATCTGGCGACGAGTACCGCCACCGTAGGTGATCCGCAAGACGGCCATTGCGCAGGACAGCGCAGCTGCATAGAGGATCGGCGAATGCTGGCTCAACCACGCAAGCGCTATCGCCCATGTGTCTGGTTTGTCTGGCATGTTTGGCATCTCGGTTCCTCCCCGTCAGGGAGCGGTGGTCATTTAGCAGGCATCACCTGCAGATTTGAATCAGCTCCAACGGCACTCCCAGTTCGGAGCAATGGATGTGGTGGGGCCGAAAACGAAAAAGCCCCGCACTTGGCGGGGCCTAAACAGCTCAAAACGGTCAGAACCCAATCAAATTTTTAAGCTGATTTTTTGAGTCATTTTGACTGAGAATGACTTTGAGCTCGCTAGCTGCAAGATCGATATCTGCCTGTTCGACATATCCGCGCTCGTGTGGCACCCAGACGTTCGCTGCGAACCAGCCCTCTTCAAGCTTGTCCCCATCAGGTGAGTAATGCCCAGCTTCGATGTGCACGTGAACACGCAGTTTCTCGGAGGTCTCATCGTTAAAACTAGCGATGAAATGTGGAATGAGCTTCTCAATTTCTACTAAAGCTTTTTCGCGGTAAAAACTCATTTACAGCTCCTGTGGTTCACTTCGAAAACATCGGCCCAAATCGCCGACGCTCAATCATCCCACACGGCTGCAAATTGAAAAACCCGGCGCTTGGCCGGGCTCAGGGTTTCGTGTGCGTTTCGCGTTACTTGTGCACTATGGGAAAATTACATCACAAACCCCAACATGGCAACAACTTTATGCCGCATCTTCAGAATTCTCATCAAAAATGACCTGCCACACAGGCTTCAGCGCCTGAACATCCACTTCAGAAATTGCTTCTCGCAGGAAATTCCACACATCCTTCCAGTCGCGATCCCAAACTTTCGGCTCGATGCGAACGCCGTAGAGCTTGAGCATTCCCTCAGCGACCCGTGCCGGCCCCCACTGCTCGCCGCCATGAACCTCAATCTTGTACGACTGCAGGGCGATGGTAATCATGAAGTGCGCTTTCGAAGCCTTGGCATCCGTAAGCGCGGAGAAATCCACATAATTCCAGATCAGTTTCTCGGCGTTGAGCACGTGAACCATCGTCATGCATGGGTGATACATGTAGTGCCCGAGTTGCTGCACCTGGAATGGCAGCGTATCGATCGCGCGGAGTACTTTGCCGATGGTTGCCAAGTGCGCAGCCCGAGCAGTCGATCGCCCAACAGGTGTGCGGCGCGTCTCGCTGATGCTGATCTTCTGGCGCACGACCTGAATACGTTCCTCCTTGTCGTCACCAATCGCTGCGAATACGGCTTCATGCCGACGCATTCGTGAACCGCTCTTTACCGGCGCAGTTGCCGCTCGCTCAATCGCCGCAGCGCTGATCGACGCGTTTGATTCGTGCTGCGCTTCTGTCCATACCTGTCTTGCATCGATCAATTTCATGCTGCCTGCCCCTTTTTCAGTTCGCGGGTCTTGGCCCGGTATTCGGCCTTGATGGTTTTGATTTCTTCGACGGTGTACTTGCGGGGCTCATGAGGCCCTTCAAGCCATGCCACGGTTTCGGCGCCGATGCGCAGCACCAATCGGATGCGGTACTCGACCGCGTTACCGGAAAGGTTGCGGTTGCACTTCACGCACTGGCGGTGAATGTTCAGGGGTTCGAAGCGCAGTTCAGGACAGGCGCCGACGGATCGGTAGTGGCCAGCGTCCCAGCGGCTGCCGGTCATCAGGTCGTTGTCGTTCGGCATCGAGTCGCAGCTGATGCACGGCAGGTGAGCGTCACGCAGACGGACGTACTCGTTCACGGCCGTCTGGGCTTCGCGCAGATGATCCGCCCTGCTCTTCAGCTTCTCCTTGCGGACCTTGATCTCGCGGCGGTCGCGCTGAGCGATGGCTTTGCGGGCTTTCTCGGCGTTCGCCGGCGCCATGGCGAGCGCACACTTCGGACTGCACACCGCTTGGCCCAAGCGCTGCGGCGGGAAGCTGATGCCGCACGCTGGGTTCTTGCACTTCTTCGGCTTTGGAGCCTTCTTCTCCTTGAGGGCTACGCGCATGGCTCGGCCTCCTTGGGAACAATCGTCGCGCAAGCAGACCGATAGCTGTAATCGCCACACACCGCGATCACTGTGTAGTCCTTGAGGCCAAGACGGAACGTGTCGCCACACTCCGGCGGTGTTTCTTCGGCGGTTTTGATGATCGCGGTGCCCTTCAGATACCAGGTGGTGATGCACTTGGAGGTCGCGTCGGCAATGGTGAAGGTTTTGGCCTCTCGCATCAGTAGCGCCCTCCCCACTTGTCTTGCGCGGTCCAGCGCACGTCATGCTCGGCGCCGAAGGCATGCATCAGCTCGAACAGATCGCTGAACCACTTCTGCGACTGCTTTCGGGTCGATACAGCCATCACCACGAAGCCACCGTCGAGGCCAGGCTCCGCGCGCTGCTTCTCCAGCTAGGCACTGAAAAGGCACTTCCAGTCTTCACTGGTCAGCTTCTTGCCGTGCCAGATGACTTGCTCGGATACGTCCTTGAGCATTGCCCACATCTTCCGGTTGCAGACGTCCGGGCGCTTCTCGTCGCGGATCACCACCACTTTTGGCTTGCTCAGGTCGATAGCGTGCAGAACACCAGCCACGCGATTGGCGTCGCGGCGATCTCGGATCGTGTATTCGGGATTCATGGCTGCACCGCCTTGGCCATGGCCAGGTAGTCCGTTTCCCTTTCCGGCGAATAGAAACCAGCCCCCACCACCTCTTCGTGCAGCTTGCGCATATCTCCCAGCGCGCACTCCAACATGCGGGCGTGGCTCACGCCGTTGTTCAGACGACCAAGTCCTTTCTGGTCGTAATAGCCTGGGCAGCCGAGAGCGTGATCACTGCGAATAGCCATGCTCATGAGTAGGCCGGCGGACGGAGTGACGGGCACAAGCACCTTCCCTTCACGCTCTTTGCGCAGCGCCTCATTCTCGGCCTTGAGCTGGTCGCACTCGGCCATCAGGTCAGCGCAATCGCCACGCAGCGAGCGGATGGCCCCCATACCCGGGGATTCACGCAAGAGCTCGTTCTCGGCAATGATGGCCAGCACAACCTCAGGAGGGAGAGCGTCTTGCAGCGCATCATCAGCTGCATGGAACCGCTCCTGATTTTCGATGCTGCAGCTGTCTTCCAGATAGGCTTCGTTCGCTGAAATCAAAGCAGCGCACAGCCGCTTCAGTCCGGTGTAGTCGGTCATGCCCTTTGCTCCGTGTTCTTCCTGCCGAACTTGGCCAGCAGCTGCGCCCGTGCTGCTGCGCCAGTGGTTGGAACGCCTTGAGTGGACAGCAGTCGTGCTTGGCGCTGGTTGGCGAATTCCTCGGCCCGTTCCAATTCGCTCTTCTGGCTGTCGTGGCCAATGCCCGCGGCGATCTTCCCGCTCAACGGTTGGTTGGCTTGAGCGCGGCGCAGGATCACTTCGTAGTTGCGGTCGAATCTGGCGCGAAGGCCCTTGTCTTCCTGTTTTGCCGCTCGTAAATCGAACAGGCCCGTCGCTTCCGCCGCGAGCTTCACCGCTTCATGGCTGTAGGTGCCCATCAGCGCTTCGAGCCAGGCATCGGCCGGCGCAGGCATGCCGAAGTCTTCAGGGCTCGGCACGCACATGGCGATGAATTCACCAACACTTGGCGCGAAAGGCTTCTTGAGCTTGCGGCACTTCTGGATACCGAACTCGATCTGCAACAGGGTGCGAATGCCGGCTTCTGCAAACTCCTTGATCCATTCGGCCTTGGCAGAGTCCAGTGCTTCGGTGGACGGCCACGCTTGGCGCCACGCGGGGAAGATCCCACGGAGGCGACGGAACAGGTCGTTCACCACTTCTGCGGTCTGCGGAGTCACCTGGAGCGGCTGAGCGTGAACAGCTGGCGGAAGGTTGCCCATGGTCGCCATCAGTTGGTTGGCTGGCTTCATGGGCTCACCACAAGCCCTTCGGCCCAGGCATTGCTGTCGAAGTCAGGCTCGACAGGCTGTCGACGCGGCGGGAACTGGCGGACATTGCTGGCCGTCGCGTTATCGCGCTTCACCCACTTCACCAGCAGGCTCACCCAGGAGGCCTGAGTCTCGACACGGCCAGAGGCCGAGTAGTGACAGACGAATGCAGCGGTCGCCTCACTGGTGAACTCAGCAACCGGGATTGCCATGCGCAGCGCGTACGACTTCAGCAGCTTCTGGTCAGGCACCCAGTCGAGGGTCATTTCGGTTGGTGACTTTGGGTCGACCGAATTTTCCTCACCCGCGTGTAGAGTGTTGTGTTGATCTTCTCCTATTCCCTTCCCTTCCCTTCCCTTCCGTGGTCTACCGGTCGACGATCAGTCGACGACTCCTCGGCGAATTGTTGGCGAATGCTCTCCGACTGGTCGTCTAATTCTGATGGTGGTCCGGGGTATTTGAAGTTCTTTTTCTCGATCTTCTGGTGCTTCCAGCCACGGACGTGGAAGTAGTTCTTCCCGTTCACCCAGTAGCTCTGGATCAGCTCGGCACCCTCTAGCTCACCCAGGAGATTTCTCACCTCTTCGGTGGTGATGTCGTCACCTGGGAACACCAAGGCCTTGATGGTTCGCGGTGCCAACGGATGGTTGCCGCCGTCATCGCAAAAATTCCAAAGGCCAATGAACAGCAGCCGAGCCATCGGGCGGCAGGACATGACCTGCTCGCTCGACCAGAACTCGGGCTTGACGGTACGAATGCGAGCCATCACGCGGCCCCCTTGAGTGCTTTGTCATGAGTGAACAGCCCGTCCCAGGTCTTCTTCATAGGCAGCTCGCCGGCCAGGTATAGGTCGTACAGGCGCACGGCGCCCTTCTTGAGCAGGACTGGCGTGAAGGAAACGAACGGCTCTTTGCCGTGGGGAGTGACTTCGTGCTGATGCTCGGTCATGTACTTGTCGCGGGCGTAGGACGCCACACGAAAGCGCAGGCCGGATTTGCTCTCGTTGTAGAGCCAGTTGCGGCCTTCGAGAAACTTGCCCACCTGCATGACGTTGACCCCATTGAGGCCCTTGCAGAATTGGGTATGCGTCATCCCTTCCTTGAACAGGTTCTCCATGGAATGGATCTTCGAGGCCTGGGCTTCGACCTGAATGGACAACTGCAGGCGCTGCTGCTCAGCCTCGAAAGCGAGCTGAATGAGGTCCATGCGGGAGAGTTCGCGGGGTTGGGCGATCTGCCCTTCCAGCTCCTGCCAGCGGTCCACCAACGCAGCGGTAAATTCAGGGCTGAGCTGAGCAACTACTACGAAGCTGTCGCGCTTGCAGACCATATACTCGGAAGCCTTGCGGCCGAGGCTGTCGAGGTATTCCCCCATTGGGGGAAGAGCAATCACCGGATTTCCATTCGCGTCGTTCCGCGCGGAAAGTCGTTCGATGGATTGTTTGACCTTGTCGTGGCGCGAGCCGACCAGTTCGGCAATCTCGCGAGAAGACATAGCGTGTCGCGACACGTTTTCGGTATTACCAAAAGGTGTCGCGGGCTTTTTGAGGGCCTGTACATCATGGTTAGAGGTATGCATAATCGGCCTCACAGATGCTTTTGTTGTATGCAGTAGAAGAAACCACCGGGCCTGGTGGTTTTTTTTCGCCTGCGGTTTGGGGTTTGCTACTTGTGGACTTCATCAGCGAATCCTTTTTCAGTCCCTTTTAAGTCCGGCGGCGGCTCTCGCCGAGGCACCGGAAGATTGCGCAGCTTTCCGGAGCCTTTTGGCCTGGTCTTCTCGAAGAAACGCTCTGTTCCAAGCTTTGCGGCGTACTGCTCTGGCGTCAGTCCTTCTGCTTTCGCAAGTCGCGCAAGCTTTTCGTAAAGCCTTCCATCGATCCCGTGGCAGATCGTGGTTTCAGGCACAGGGCCTCCTGTAGGCCTTCAGGCCATGTGGCGTTCATCGGTAACATCGCTCTCGACGATGCTTTCCAGCTTCTCCTCCACGCACATGCGCACGAACACTGCGAGCTGCAACTTGTGAAGGCGTGCCACAGCCTTCAATGCCTCGTAGGTCTCATCGTCGTAGCGGGATTTGATTTCCCGATCCTTCAGGTGACGGCTGTCGTCGTAGGCCATAAGGGTCTTGCTCCTTGGTGAATGGAAAATGGTTATGCGGCGGATTTCTGGGACGGGAACGGACGCTGCTCTTGTGCCGACAAGCTGCCGTCATCTTCGAGGGTCACGTACACATCACGGCCTACGCGGATCGCCTTGCTGAGGGCGCCCTGCGTACAGCCGAGCAGCTGCGCGGCCTTGGTATGGCCGTGTTCTTTGGCAAATTCGGTGAGTGGGATTCGGCGCATTGCGGCGTCCTCTGCGTAGATTTCGTCACAAGCATGACCGCCGGTATTGTTAGCAGTCAATACCGGCGATATTGGTTAAGTAAATACCGTGGGTAATAACATCACGCCATGAAAAAAGACTCCCGACGGCTTCCGTTATCTGACTGGCAGCTGCAAGACAGCGCTCGTCTGAAATCCCTCTTCCAGGCAAAGCGCGGGGAGCTGAAGCTCACCCAAGAAAAACTCGCCGCAGAACTGGGCGATGGCGTGACGCAAGGCGCTGTGAGCCACTTTATGAATGGGCGCACAGCCTTGAGCGTTAACGCTGCTGTGGTTTTTGCGAAAGCGCTGCAGGTCCCCGTATCTGATATCAGCCCGACGCTGGCCACGCAGATCGAAAAGATGGCGGCATCACTCCCGGACACTCGCCCCTCTCACCGAGAAACTGATGACGAACGCGTCCCGCCGCGGAGCTTCGATCTCAGAAATGAGCCGGGCTACACAGGGGTATTGCAGCTCACTGCACGTGGCTCGACCGGTGACGGTGATGACAATCCTCACGTCGAGATTCGTGGCGTCATGGCGTTTAAGTCGTCATGGCTGCGGGCGAACAACCTCAATCAGCGCCACCTCGATGTGATCTATGCCAACGGACACAGCATGGAGCCGACCATCAACTACGGCGACGTGCTGCTGGTGGATGAGTCGAAGATCGAACCGAAAGACGGCCAGATCTTCGCCATGCAGAGCGCCACCAAGGGGACGATCGTGAAGCGCCTGGTGAAGTCGGATATCGAGGGCTGGATCATCCGTAGCGACAACTCTGACAAGGCGCGTTACGGCGACGAGATTTTGCGCGACGGCGAAATAAACGAAGTACGGATCATCGGGCGCGTCGTTTGGCGTGGCGGGATGCTGTAAGTAATAAATTAAGCGCGCAGCGCATGGAGAGCACGTGAGCACAGAGCCGGATATGGTGAATATTGGTGGAATTCACGACATGCCTTACTGGTGTGAGCCCAAGGAGATTTTTGCCTACCTGGATACGATTGCGCCTCAAAGAGGGTCGAGATTTTTATGCCCGGTTTGCTCCAGTAACCAATGGGGCTGTTCGACGATAGGCTTAACAGACGAGGCAGGGATTACGAAAGACGTCGTTGCCCCATGCCAATTCCCGCTAAGAGCACCTGGTGGCGGTACGGTTGGAATGAACGGTAAGGAGCTTCCAAATTATCATTACGCCCTGACTTGCTTGACGTGTGCAAACACGATTTTCCTCAACGCAGCGATGGTGCAAGGTCGTATCCAACTCTTGCGGGAGCGGTCGGATGAGCAATCCTAGATTGTTTCAGGACTACCATCTTCCTAATGGCATAGGGCTTGCTACCAACCCTTCTAATGATGATTGCGAGAACAGGAATCTTGATGAGGTTCTGCAAGGCATTCAGTCAGATTATTCAGTTGATGAGTTCACGCGACTGCTAGAAAGATATGAAAAATCCCTAACATCGAAGGCAGCGCTAGGCCCTCTCGGTTTTTTACACGACTCCTATTTTCAGAAAATGTACAGCCTTCTGAGCCCGATGCCGTTACCGCTTTATGACAAACATGTTAGGAATGCCTTCGCACACTTGGGGGTTCGAGAAGAACCGAAACTATCGAATGATGACAAGCCAGACGATGCTGTCCATACTGAAGACATGACTGAAATTACGCGTGACGAGCTGAAAGCCCATCTTGAGAACCAAGACCTCAAGGTCGACGCTCGCCTTGGCAAATTCGAGCAGCGAGTCTCTGATGGTCTCACAGAGATGAATCATAGCTTGCAGTTGCTCGACAAGGACCTCGCTGGTCTTCGAGGCCTCAAGGGCACCATAATCCTAAACTCGGTTTTATCCGTAATCGCTGTCGTTGGTATCGTCATCGCGGTGATGGCTTATGGTACGTCGAGTTTCGATTCTGGTAGGGATACGGCACAGCTCCTCCAAGAGCTTCGCCAGCAATCGTTCGAAAATAAACAAATGCTCGAACAGATAAAGGCCAACCAAACGCCTAGTAAATAAGCAGTGAGCAAGCCCGGCCCAGCGCCGGGCTTCTTGTTTCTGCCCTCCCCGATCTGATCCGCAGCCCGCCACTGAGCGGGCTTTTTCATGCCTTTTGAAAAATACATGACCGGCGGTATTTACCACATACAATACCGGAGGTATTGTTTACCCATCGCAGCGACACACGGCCACTGCGAAGGGCCTCAACAGACCCGCCGCTCTTTAACAACCAGCGCCATGAACGACTACCCGGCCAGTCCGGTTAGGTCACTCCCGGCTCCATCGGTGGGAGGTCAGTAAACCGATGAACAAAACCGCACTTGCCTCTACCGGCGACCGGCGATCCGACAGGCCCGAAAGCCTGCCCACGCGCAGCCCACTGCGACGGCGGACGAGGTGTTGACCGAACTGAGTGAATGACCTGGTAAGCGGGTGCGGAGAAAAACAGATTTCACTGGCTGGCCTTGGCGACAGGGCCAGACGGGAAATCAACTGAGGGCAGCTACATGGCCTGCAAAATTTGCAGCTCAAGCAATACGGCTTCGCTGGGCATGCGTACCCCGCACCTGTACTGCAGGTCATGCGGAGCGCATGAATACGAAGGACAGGTGATCGACAAGAACACCTGGAACTCATGGATCAACGGCCACACAGAACGACCTGTCGGAGATTCCCATGCTTCAACTCATCCTGATCGGCGCAGCGCTCAGCCATGCGCGGCCAGAACCGCCACCTGATGACGGCCTGCCAACCGATCCACTGCGCTTTCATCGTGAGCGCTGGCGATGTACTTAGGGTCAGCGCTTGTTCTGGCCTGCGCTGCCCCGACCCAAATACTGACTATTGAAGCTGCATTGCAGGTAACACCGAAAAGGCCCTCCCGTCCAGTTGGGCCTTTTCACTTCCCCGACACCACCCGAATTCACTCCCCTCCGCGCCCAACGGCAACCAGCGGAGCGGATGAGTGCATCCGAGTTTTGTTGGATCAACACCCCGCCACCACGGAGGCGACCATGGCAACCAGCTATGCAGACAGTGCTCAGGCCCGAGAGTGGGACAGGCGCTATGACGATTGGGGGCGCCCGAAAGCGCCGCAGGTTGAAGACTTCCATGACTACGAAGCTGCTGAGCAGCAACGCACACAGCGTCAAGCGCTGATGGCCGCTCAGGAGCTCGTCGACCGTAGGGCGCGGGCCAAGCGAGTCGCGGCAGCAGTAGTCGCTTACGGTGAGTTCTGGGGGTTGAGATGAACGTTCAGCAGCGAGATCACCAGACGGCGATCACCTGGATCGAGGGCGAGATCAACAACATGATCAAGGACCTCGGACAGCCCAACGCCAGCGCCGCCGCAACATCTGCAATCACCCTCGCCTTCCTGCTCCGTGCCATTGATAACGATGAGCACCGGCATTACCGGGCGCGCATCGATCAGATCTATGCCACCTACAACGCTTCGGTCACGCAAGGAGCTGCAGCATGACAACGCCCCCAGTAAAAACGCTGGTCGATGAGCAGCTCGACGACATTGAGCGCCGCATTGCGATCCTCGGCTTCGGCCTTCCCTTCAACGAAGTAATCGGTCGCAAACGTGAGGATCTGGTTTCCAGCCTCCCGCAGCGCCTGTCGGTGACCATGAAAGGCGGTCGCATTGCCGCGAGGGTTCGACCATGAAGCTTGCCTACTGGATCCTCGCTACCGTCCTCGTTGCAGGCCTGGCCGCTTACACCACGGCGCGCGATTCGTCTGGCATCTGTGAGGTGCCGCACTCGACCACCTACCGGGTTTTCCGGTGACCAGTCTTCAGCGAGCGCGCCGGCTGTTGATACGGCGCGGCTCGTTCTCCGCCATCGGCGTTTTCACCTTCCTGATGCTGCTCAGCGCCCTCGCCGATCGCGTCACTCAATAAACAACACCACCACACGCTGCGCTCGGCGCGGCAAGGAATCGTCATGTCCGCAAACGCCAAACAAGCCTCCGTATCGGCCGACCTCGATCTGAGTGAAACCGCAGAGAACACTGTAGTCCCTGCAGTTGCCGTCACCGACATCGCCGAGTATCGGCCGCATGAGGAACAGATCGTCCGCTTGGAAACCAGCTACGGGAAGCTTGTCGTTGACTGCTCAACCAGTGAGGGGCTGGCAAACGCCAAGGAAGTGCGGGTCGACATCCGCGACGTGCGCTATGCCTTGGCAAACACCACCAAAACTGCACTCGTTCCTTACCAGCAGAAAGTCAAAGAAGCCCAGGCTCGCGTCAACCAGGTGAAGGAATTTGGCGAGGCGCTGAAGGATCGAGTTCTGGCGATTGAAGCGCCTATCGACGAAGCCATCAAGGCGGAGGAGAAGCGCGCAGCTGACGCCAAGGCAGAACGCGAGCGCATTGAAGCTGAACGTGTCGAGGCCATCCGGAAAAAAATTACCCGATTCAGCTCTGTAGCAGCAGCGTACGCAAGCCGCAGTGCTGCCGATGTTGCAGCCGTGCTTAAAAGCGTCAAAGAGTCGGTAATCCTGCCAGACGAATACGCCGAGTTTGAAGCTGAAGCCACCATCGCCCGCGACAACGCTATTGATCAGCTTGAAGCGCTGCACCGGGCTGCTGTTGACCGCGAAGAGGCGGCAGCCAAGCTACTGGCCCAACAAAAAGAGCTGGACGAACTGCGTGAGAAGCAACGCATCGCCGATGCTGAAGCAGAGGAGTTGCGCAAGCAGCGCGCCGAGGAAGATCGCCTGCGCTTGAAGCAGCAGCAGGATGAACTCGACCAGCAGCGCCGCGATATGGAAGCGCAACAACGCCAGCAACGTGAGCAGCAAGAAGAACAGCAGCGCCAGCAGCGCGAGCGTGATGCGCAGTATCAGCGTGACCAAGAAGAGTTGGCTCGCCTGCGCGCACTGGCTGCAGCACCCGCTTCGGTTGCAGACGTCATCACAACACCCGCCGTTACCGACACATTGCCAGCAGGTGCAGCCGAAGTTGATTCGGCTCCAGCGGTTGACGAAGTCGCCGGCTCGAACATGCCGAGCGCCGCCGAAGTGGTCGAGGTCGTGGCCATGGCCTTCTGCGTCAATAATGACGAGGCATCGGCCTGGCTGCGCGCCCTGTCGTTCTAACAAACCCTGAAATCACCCCGGAGGCCGGCCAAAGTCGTCGGCTATGGAGTTAGGAATGAACGCTCAAACCCAGATTGCTACCGTACCAATGGACACTAGCCCGACGGGCTTGATCCTCAACCGCGACAGCATGCAGTCGATGACTGAGCTCGCGGGAATCATGGCAGGCGGCAAAACTACTCTGCCGAAGCATTTCCACGGCAACACTGCCGACTGCATGGCGGTGATCATGCAATCCATGCAATGGGGCATGAACCCCTTCCAGGTGGCGCAGAAGACGTTCATCGTGAACGGTGGCCAACTGAGCTATGAAGCACAGCTGGTCAATGCGGTAATCACCACGCGAGCGCCGACAATTGATCGAATCCATTACGACTGGTTTGGCGACTGGGACAAGATCATTGGCAACTTCCGTGAAATCGAAAGCAAAAAGCAAAATGATGATCACGGGCAGCCGAAGAAATACCGCGTCCCAAACTGGAATATTAACGACGAGAAGGGGCTTGGCGTCCGCGTCTGGGCTACTTTCGAAGGTGAAGACGCTCCCCGCGAACTGACCACCTTGATGACTCAGGCGCGAACTCGGAATTCGACGCTATGGGCGGACGATCCGAAGCAGCAGATCGCATACTTGGCACTCAAAAAATGGGCTCGCCTGTATTGCCCTGACGTTATCTTGGGCGTTTACACCCGAGACGAATTGGACGACGGCTACACGCCTCCCGAAACAGACGTTACCCCGAGATCTACGAACGAAAAGCCAGCAGACGTGGGGGCCGCTTCAGTACCTCAGGGCGACACAACCGATGCGACTACAGACCTGTTCGAGCAGTTGAAGAAGATCGCTCAGGAACAGGGCATTGAGGGTTACGAAAAGGCATGGAAAGCGCTCAAGCCACAGCAGCGCGGCGCTATTGGCGTAACCCGTCACGGTGAGCTGAAGTCGATTGCACAGACAATCGAGGCGGAGTTCACCACGCTCAACGAAAGCTCAAACGCTGATGCAGACAAAGATCCGCAGGGCGGTGATCAATGAACGCCTCGGTAGACCTCCAGCGTACCCAGCAATGGCATCAAGATCGCAGCGGACGCCTCACTGCCAGCCGCTTCAAGGATGTGATCGCTTGGGGGGGACCGTGACAAGCATGGCAAACGTAAGCCACTCGCGGCCCGAACCACCTACATGCGCGAGCTGGCCTTTGAACGCCTGGCCAACCGATCAAAACATTCGGTCAGCAGCAAGTCGATGGCCTGGGGGACCGAGGTTGAGCAGTCGAGTCACGACTTTTACGAAATTCTGACCGGCAATACCGTCATCAAGTCGGGCTTTGTGGTTCACCCAAAATACGACTGGCTGGGCTGCTCGCCGGACGGCTTGATTGGCGAGGACGGCGGCATTGAGTCGAAGTGCCCATTCAATGAAGCAGTCCACGTACGCACCTGGCTCGAAGGAATGCCCGACGAACACAAGCCGCAGGTTCAGGGCTGCATGTTCGTAACGGGCCGGGAATGGTGGGATTTCCTGTCGTTCGATCCGCGCCAAGACGAAGACTGCCGGCTATACATCGAGACTATCAAGCGCGATGACGAGTACATCGCGATGCTTCATCAAGAGCTGGTCCAGTTCAATTTGGAGCTTGGCCGGATGGTTGACGAAGTAGCGGATAAAGCGCGGGCACAAGCCCATCGATTAGGAGCCTGAGCATGATCAGCCTCAACCTCAACGCAGTACGTGAAAAGCAGACTGAGTCCGAACGGATCGCCGCTGCGATGGCTGAGTTCTGGTCGCGTCCCGGCGGCAACTATCAGGAGATGCCAACCGCCCGAATGAAGCCGAAACCGCCCCGCTCGAAGAAAATAGACCCTGAAACGGTCCTCAAGCGGCGCCCGAAACCGATTTCGGCAGCCGACCGCAAGGCTCTGCGAAAAATGGCGGATTCGGTATGAAGTCGAAACGCAAACCCAACAACGGTTTCGCCCGGGCTGAACGCAGTTGCCGGGCGCTGCTGCGCGCCAACCACGTCGCAGTGGTGAACATCGATCCCAGCGGCAGCCAGATCATGGCGAACTGGAAGAGCTGCAAGCACATCCGCAGTCTGGCGATCGCCAACGCGATCTTCGACTTCTCCTACCGCTGGACGATTTACATCGCCGCCATGTGTCGCGACGAGCGCGGCGCCGAGTACATCAAGTCGGTCGAGATCTCGCCGGATGGCATCTACAAGGTCGAGCGCCTGACTGATGCCATTGAGCATTACTACCCGGAGCTGCGCAACAGCGCGAACCCGGCCCATCTGGTCGCATCAGGCTGGATCGCCATTCCCGACGAGATATCGATGGATGAAGCTCAAGCCGCGAAGCTGTTCTACGCCGCCGGCGCCTGGCATCAGGTGAAGGTCGCCGCGTGAGACGTTTTCGCACCCAACAACGCAAACGACAGACCTGGCTGGACTTGCCGGCCAGCGGAATTGAAGAGGTAGGCCATGGCCGAGGAAAAGGAACTGACGGAGGAAGCCAAGAAGCAGCGCAGGAAGCGCGAGAAGGCTGCAGCAAAGGACGCTGCATTGGGCGTCGAGAAGTTTACGGTTGAGGTCGCCGGGGTGTTCAAGCCTGACCTGAAGGCAGTCATGAAGGCCCACGGCATCAACAACCAGCAGGACATTCACCAGCGGCTGTTGATAAACCTGATCGCCGCCGACTTCGAAACCCAGGCCACCATGCTACGCGGTGTCACGACACCTTTTGTTGTTACAGAAAAGGTGTCGCGACTGATTGAGGCGGCCGGGCGGAAGTCACTCGCTGAAGATCCGCCAGAGCCTGAAGACGAGATCGACATCCCGAAGTAGGCACACTCACGCCTACCAATTTGATATAGCTAAATATTCAAAAGGTGGGTGGCAATCGCAGGACTGACTGCGACGATAGCTTCAAAGATGGTTGCTGCGTTCGCGGAGTTCTCGACGAATGCCCACAGCTTTGACTCTTTGACAGTATTTTCCCTTTGCTTGATATCCCCCTCGGGAACAGCCTTCAGCGCTAAAAGAACTTGTTTCAGATACTCAATCGGTGTGTCTTGAGGAAGACCCAGTGTTGCCAAAAGCGAAACGGGATCCCGCTCAACAATCCCCGCTTGGCAATTAATCAGGTTGTTCGCGGTGAACTTTATTTCCGCGTTCGTACCATGGGCTACCGAGACAGCTGTCCCGCACTTTTCGAATGTATTCCCTGACATATCGATCTTAATAGGCATGACTCGACTCCATTAATGGCAGATGAGCATCACCTATTACTCCTATTCTACGAATCACGCCAGCCGGCGAGGATCCCCTATGTCCGCACAACAGAAGAAACACCCCTTCGATTTCAAAACTCAATACGGACTCGGCTTCAGCACTCAGGACGATGAGATCGTTGTCGACTTCTTCTGCGGTGGCGGCGGTGCCGGTACCGGGTTGGAGATGGGGCTGGGCCGCGCGGTGAACGTCGCGAAGAACCACAGCCCTCAAGCAATCAGCATGCACACCGTGAATCACCCGGGCGCCGTGCACTTCACTACTGACGTGTTCGAAGGTGATCCAGACACCGAGTGCGGCGGTAAGGCCGTGGGCTGGTTCCACATGTCGCCGGACTGCACGCATCATAGCCAGGCCGCCGGCGGCCAACCGCGCAAGCGTGAGATCCGGAACCTGTCGTGGATCGGGCTGAAGTGGGCTGGCAAGAAGAAGCCTCGCGTCATCAGCCTGGAGAACGTGAAACAGATCCTCCAGTGGGGGCCGCTGATCGCCAAGCGCTGCAAGTCGACCGGCCGCGTGATGAAGCTGGGCGGTGCCATCGCCGAGCCTGGCGAAGTCGTGCCGGTTCACCAGCAGTTCCTGGTGCCTAACCCGAAACGCCGCGGGCAAACGTGGGCAGTGTTCGTTGCCGAGCTGCAGCGTCTGGGCTACGCCGTCGAATGGCGGGTCATCAAGGCCTGCGACTTCGGCGCGCCGACCAGCCGCGAGCGCCTGTTCATGATCGCCCGCTGCGATGGACAGCCGATCGTGTGGCCCGAGCCGACCCACGCGAAGAACCCGGCCAAGGGCCAACAGAAGTGGCGTACCGCCGCCGAGTGCATCGACTGGACTATCCCGAGCAAAAGCATTTTCAACCGGGCAAAGCCGCTGGCACCCGCCACCCTACGCCGGATTGCCAAGGGCATGAAGAAGTTCGTGATTGATGCGGCTGACCCGTTCATTGTGCCAATCGCAAACTGGTCGGGCGAAAGCGTCCAGTCTGCCCATGACCCACTGCGCACCGTGACGTCGTGGCCGCGCGGAGGATCGTTCGCGATGGCGAGCCCGATCATTGCGCCAGCTACACATCATGGCAGCGACCGGATCAACGACCCCCACGCCCCGCTGCCGACCGTCACCTGCGCGAATCGCGGCGAGCTGACGTTGGTCAGCCCTACCCTGATTCAAACAGGCTACGGAGAGCGCACCGGGCAGGAGCCGCGCGTGCCCGGCCTTGATCAACCACTGGGTACCGTGGTCGCCGGCGGCGTTAAACATGCACTGGCCGCTGCGCACTTGGTGAAGTTCCGGTTTTCGGACGAAGGCAAGGCGCTCGATGAGCCGCTGCCAACTATCACCAGCGGCGGCAACTACCAGCGCCCCGCCGGCGCCGCCCACGCCATGGGCATCTCAACAGTGTTCATGGCCCAGATGAATGGCGGCTTTAACACCACGGCAGCCAAAAGCATCGAGGACCCGATGACCACGGTGACCAACACCGGCAGCCAGCAGCAACTGGTGACCGCCAACCTGGTGCACTTGCGCGGCAACTGCGATGCGCGGGACGCCAGCGATCCGTTGCACACCATCAGCGCCGGCGGCACTCACCATGGACTGGTCACTGCTTTCATGGAACGCCAGTTCGGCGCCAGCGTTGGCCAGGGTGTGGACGAACCAGCACCGACCATAACAGCCGGCGGTGGCGGAAAGAGTTCGCTGGTCGAGCTGCAGCTTTCGCCAGAGGTTGAAGCCGGTGCGCTGCGCGTCGCGGCATTCCTGATCAGCTACTACGGCACCGAGAACATGAGCGCCGCCGACGCGCCAGCGCCAACCATCACCACCAAGGATCGGCTGGGCCTGGTCACCGTCACCATCAAGGGCACGCCGTACGTGATCGTCGACATCTGCCTGCGGATGCTGCAACCGGCCGAGCTGTACAAGGCTCAGGGCTTCCCCGCCGACTACATCATCGGCCACGGTGCCGACGGCAAGCCGTTCACCAAAACCCAGCAGGTGCACATGTGCGGCAACAGCGTCAGCCCGCCGCCGATGGCTGCACTGGCACGGGCCAACGATCCATGGAGGATCGCTGAGCAAACCTCAAAAGCCGCTTAGCTGAGGAACGCCTGCCATGGGTAGGTGATGATCCAATCAGTAAGCCGGTTTAGCGCCTCAATTGCGACTTCAGAAATGATGTTGACGAGCAGGTCTATCAAAAACTTTTTCATATGGGTCTCCGGATAAGTTTCCGCACACCGGTGGCATGCACCAGCCTTTACCCGAATGAATTCACTTCTTACAAAAACCTCGAAAAATATTTCGATGAGGTATTTCCATGCCTACAGAAAACCGTATCGACTGCCCAGCGCTGCACAAGCTCAGTAACCGTTACCCGTTTGGTGATCGTGTTCCGCGCACGGTCAAGATGTTCACGACCGTCATGGCTGATCCGATACCAGGCGCTGGGTATTCACTCGTAAAGGGTGACGCTCCGACCTGCCCTGAAGGCCAAATCTTTCCTGCGTGGACGAACAGCCACGGCGCGGTTTCAGCGGTGCTGCCAGACGGCAAACGTCTTGGCCTGCGCCCTGCTGAGTTCGAGGTCGACACCTGGCACGACCTTGCGCCGGCGCCAGCAGCGTCTGGAGTGACGATCTCCGGCGACGCCGAGCCAAAACCCTATCCCGACCGTCTGTGCCATATCGACTACACGGCACACCCATATCGTTGCGGGTGCTTGAGTGGCGACGATGAAGCGTAGCGGCGTTTTGACGAACACCAGCGCGACACCAAACTGGCGACAGCTGAGAGTGAGGTTGCGCGACTCACCGCCGAACGTAACGCCCTGCAGCAGCGCCTGAACGCAGCGGATCAGCGGATTGATGAGCTGGAGCAAGACAAGGCCCGGCTGGACGCGCTGGATTCTAATTGCTGGGATGTCCGCTTCAACAGCAGCCCCAACGGCGACGCTGGCGACAGCAGCATCAACATCGAGGTCGTCGGCCACTGGATGGATAAGCCGTTCGAGCGCGTCATCGGCGAGAACTACAGCGAGAACCTTCGCGCCGCCATTGACCAGGCGATGACGGCACCAGCCTATCCGCCTGAGCGCCCTGAATATCCAGAACCAGAATCCATAAAGGATGACGACTGGCATATGAACCCGTGCAAGCAAGGTCACCGCGATGTTGGCGCGGCCGGCGGTGCGGCGGCGTGCAACCAGTGCGACGAGAAGATCGAAGCGGCCACCACGCAAGAAGCCTTCGAGCGCTGGAATGCAGAACATCCGGCAGCTCAGTCGATCCCTGATCAATTGCGTGAGGCCGCGAAAATGATCGGCATCGAGCGCATGCCACCGATGGAGTACGACGAGCCATGACCCACAAAAGCTACCGGCTCGACCCCAACGTGAGAGCCATCACCGACTTGGTGACTGATGAGCAGGTGCAGAACTCATTTCAGGGCACCAACTTCGGCCACGATGACTTTCGCGGCCTACTGGCCCAGGGTTGCATCAAGGCGCTGGCAGGCTGGCACCAAGGCCACACGCTGACGAGCATCCTCGAAGAGTTGCGGCTGATCAGTTGGAACCGGCAGATCGGCAAGATCAAGGTCACCGCCAAGGGTCGTCATTACATCTGGCTCGCCTTCAAAGGCCAACCGGGCGTCTAATTCCGCAAAGAGCACATCTGTACTCCACCCGCAAAACTACTCCCTCCCCCTTCAAAGTCAGCCGCTATAGCGGCAAGGACGAGCTCGCCCATGGAAACGATAAAACTGATTCAGCCGGTGCCGGTTGTGCGCGATGAACACGGCATGTTCTGGCACCCGGAACTGCCGCCATTTGATGAAGGTGATGGCGAGAAGTGCAAGAAGTGGCTTGCCGAGCAGCGCTTGGTCGTGAAGATGACCAGCATCGAGGACGCGCCGGACGAGATCTCGGAGCGCTACTTCGACTCCCATGATCCGGACTGCAGCTATTGGAATCCAGATAAACCGGAAGGCGAAGGCTGGTTCTGCCTGTCAATTCACGATACCGACGATGGCCCTGTCTGCTGGTGGGCTCGCCGCGAGGTGACGCCATGAGCCGCAGCTGGTATTGCGATGACGGTGAAAACACATGGGCTCTGGTCTGCTGGAGAGGCGCGGTTAACTCGGCCTTACGCGGCAAGCGCGGTCAGGACTTTCTGAAAGAACTGGCGGAAGCCATGGATGCAATGCCGGTGAAGCGGCTGGTGACAGAAGAACTTCAGGCTGACGGCGAATTCTGCACGCTCGGCGTGGTGGGTAACGCTCGAAATCTGGATATGTCGTCAATTGATCCGGATGACTCGGAAGCGGTTGCCGGGAAGTTTGGATTGGCCGAAGCGATGGTTAGGGAAATCGTTTGGGAGAACGACGAGCACCCTGGCGTATAAGACGCCAAGCCTGACGGAACCACCGGTTGGCGCCGCGAAACTCCAGAAGAGCGCTGGATCAGGATGCGTGAATGGGTCGGCTCTCACATCAAGGCCGCGCAGCCATGATCACCAAGTGCGCACTCGGCTGCACCCTCTTCTTCTGGCTTCCATTGGTACTGACCATAAAGGCGGTGATCGGATGAGCGAAAAATCAACCATCTGCGCCGCCAAGTCAGGCGACCACGAGTGCAGTTCGCAAAGGGTGCGGGGCACGCTGTTTTGCAGCCAGCATCAGCGCTCAGATTATCGCCGTCGCATGGGCTCACGCCCGCTCACCAACGAACAACTCGCCTACATGATGCAGCGCGATGGAGAGCAGCAATGACCGACCATTCAAAACTCAAACAACTGGCTGAAGGCTGCCGCGACGAGGTCATCCGTTCGGACGGCTGGGCGGGCATGATCGAGGATGCCGGCTTGTTGCACCGTGATGAGCAGTTCCTCAAAGAGTGCTCGCCCGAGGCGGTTTTAGCTCTCATCTCGGAAAGTGAAACGCGCCGCGTCCTGATCAAGGAAATGGACTTGATGTTCGGCCGCTACATCTTGGCCATGCGTTCGGCGTTGATCGAGGAAGAGCATGGCAAAGGCCCAGCGGCAGCCATGGAGTGGATTTACAACTCGCTCTGCGGCCCCGGACAGTTGCCGCCAGAAGGCGAGACTGACGCACAAGCCTATTTTGATCGGGAGATTGTTGCGGTCAACACCGGTATGGAAGAGGTGTTGGCATTCCATGATGCGCAGCGCGCCGCAAAAAAGGTGACGCCATGATCTTCGCCCCGCTCTACATGGCCTACCTCATCTACAAGGGGCCGTGGCGATGAACGAACAAAACACCAAAAAATTTTACTCTCCCGAGCAAGCATCTCAGCATGCCGCCGAATGGTGCAAACGCAACCCAGCATGGCGCCGGATCTGTGATATCCCGGATACCTCCGTGTTCGAAAAAACCTACGATGAGATTCCAAAACGCGAGCGCGCCTACTGGGACAAGAACGGCGGCGAAGAATGCTGGCGAGAATTCGGAACCGGAGGAACCAAGGTGCCAACTGGTTTCATCTCCGGCAAGGGTGAGTTTTTCGACCATGTGCTCAAGGTGCCGCTCCATCACAACCTGATGATGGTTTATCGCGTTGGCAGGCGCTGGAAGCCATGAGCCGAATGGTCAGCGTCCGCACCGAGGAACTGACCGGCCCGGCGTTGGACTGGGCAATCAACGCGATCGAGGGTGACCAGCAGCCCGGCACCGGTCAGCTGGATCTCTTCGCCCTGCCCGACGCCGAGCAACTGATCACGAAGTACGGCGTCTGGGTCGATGTTGGCCACCGGCACCCTTGGCTGGCCGACGCGACAAACGACCCGTTCAACCGCCAGCCCGGCGAAACCAGAACCATCGCGGTGTTCCGCGCCGTGGTGTTCGCCAAGTGCGGCACCGCGGTGAACATCCCCGCCGAACTCATCCAGCAGTAACCAAACCCAAAAACCAACTCTCTTGCAGCCGACTGCACGCCGGGAGCGCATCGCCATGCCTGAAATACACCAGAGCGACCTGCATCAACTCTTTGAATATCTTTCCGATGGAACACTTCGACGCAAAATCGCAAACAAACGCAACCGCCAGGCACCATTGTTGGCGAAAAAAATGACGGAGCTGGATATTTGCAAACCACCGTCAACGGGTTGCGGTGTCAGGTCCACTTGGCTGTATGGATTATGCACCACGGCAAAATGCCGACCGGTTTTGTCGATCATCGAAACGGCAACAAGCGCGACAACCGCATCGAAAACCTTCGCGATTCAAGCCGCCAGCAAAACAATCAAAACCGGAGCGTCGGCACCAACAATAAGGTTGGGGTGAAAGGCGTGCACTGGGACAAAACGCTCTGCAAATGGCGAAGCGTCATCTATCTGAATGGCAGAAAGGAGTTCAGTGCGTACTTCGAAACGTTGCTTGATGCGGTCGCTGCAATTTTCTCGGCCAGATCGCAACTGCATGGCGATTTCGCCCGTCATCGCTGAATCACACTCCCCATCACCACCTTCTGCCGCCACGCGCGGCATGGAGCAATACCTCATGGCAAATCGAAGCGCGGCCCAGGTCGCGCCAATCCTCCCGCGCTTTATTCGCGCCGGCGAGGCATACGGCTACCTCGGCATGTGCCGGGATGAATTCAACAAAACAGTCCGGCCGAACGTTCGTGAATTCCCGATCGGGAAACAGGGTGTCGGCTTTGATCGCTTGGAGCTTGATTCATGGGCCGACGCCTACGTTGAAAGCAAGTCGATTGAAAAGGCAGCAAATCAGGACAACAATCAGCCCCGCAGCGAGCGTCACGGCGGAGCCAAAGGAGCAAAGCCATGGCCCAAAAAGCAATCTCAGGCCTCCAGCAAATGCCAAACGGCATCTGGAAAATCGACAAAATCTACCGAGGAGAAAGAATTCAAGCGAGTACTGGAACTCGTGACCGGGCGGAAGCCGAGCAATTCCTGATTCACCTGCTGGAAAACCTAAGGCAGCAAAAAATCTACGGCGTGAAGCAGGTCAGAACTTGGCGGGAAGCATCCACGAAGTTCCTGCTTGAAGTGAAGGACCAGGCTTCGATCCACATTTCAGCGACCTACATTGCTCAGCTCGACCCCTTCATTGGGGATATGCCGATCACCCATATAGATGACGCCGCTTTGGCGCCATACATAGATTCAAAGCTGAGACCCAAGGATGGGAAAAAACCTGTCACCAACAGAACGGTGAATATTGCTCTGCAGCGGGTGATTCGCGTACTGAATCTTTGTGCCAGGAAGTGGCGAGATGAGGAGCGCAGGCCCTGGCTCGATACTGTGCCAATGATCTCGCTACTGGACGAGAAGACGACAAGTCGCAAGCCCTACCCACTTTCATGGGAAGAGCAATCGATCCTGTTTTCTGAGCTTCCGGCGCATTTGCAGGTTATGGCGATGTTCAAGGTGAACACCGGCTGCCGCGAACAGGAAGTGTGCAAGCTTCAGTGGGATTGGGAGATTGCGGTACCGGAACTGGGAACAAGCGTGTTTCTGATCCCGGCCGGGTTTGGAGGTAGGAGCGAACGAGCTGGCGTGAAGAACCGGGACGAGCGCTTGGTGATATTGAATAGCGTGGCGAAGTCGATCATCGAAAAGCAGCGCGGGCAGCACAAGCTTTATGTCTTTCCTTTCGGAATGCCGGATGGAGACGGAAATCCGACCATGATTCACCGGATGAACGACTCAGCTTGGAAGCGCGCGAGGATCAGGGCAACCAAGAAGTGGCTCGAAAAACATCTTCGAGCACCACATGAAGGATTTACCAAGATCCGGGTTCACGACCTGAAGCACACCTTTGGCAGAAGGTTACGTGCAGCAGGCGTCACCGAAGAAGATCGAAAGGCATTGCTCGGACACAAGAACGGCAGCATCACCAGCCACTATTCGGCCGCAGAGCTGGACCAACTGATTGAAGCTGCGAATAAGGTATCAGTAACCGATTCACGCGCACCAGCGCTGACGATTCTGAAAAGGAGGCAGGCTTGAATAAAAAACCCTAGCTCACTCGGAAAGTCACTAGGGTTAAAAAGTAAGCGATCCAGAAAGGTCGCTAACCTATTGAAAAATATGGTCGGGACGGAGTGATTCGAACACTCGACCCCTAGCACCCCATGCTAGTGCGCTACCGGACTGCGCTACGCCCCGACTGGTCTTGCAACTCGCTCTCCACCTCGAAGAACGCTCAAGAATATAG